ATTAGCTAAAATAGATAACAATTTAATTAAAGGATGTAAAATTAAATTAACTCACTATAATGATGTACCTGATACTACAGTAATATTTGATAATATATTTACATACCCTGTAGAAGAATGTAAATACACACCTGTATTGTGTGACTTTATAAACTCTTATGGTGGATGGCAAACATTAACATTATATAAAGCACAAACAAATAGCGTACAAGTTAAAAAAGAAAGTTACAAGCTAATGCCTGAAGCAGTTAATTATAATACGTTAAAAGGTCAAATGAAATCTTTTAATCACTCAGCAACTAAATCAATAAAAATTAATACAGGATTTGTAGATGAAAACTATTCTCAAGTACTTACTGATTTACTATTATCTGAAACTATCTTATTGGATAGAAAACCTGTTAAAATAAAAACAGAAAGTTTGGAACTTAAAAACGTTTTAAAAGACAAATTAATTAATTACGAATTAGATTTTGAATACGCTTACAACTCTTTAAACGATGTACTATGATTTTAAATTTAGCTTTATATTTAGAGAGCAATCAATATATAGATACTACACAAGATTTTCAAAATCAATTTATCACAAGAGTAAAAGCTGATAATGGAATATTTGAAAATTATAATTGTTTAAATACTACTTTACTTGGTTTAGGTGGTACTCAAAATTTTGCAAGTAAATACCAAAGAACAGATTTATTTGCTGATGAATCAATTTCTATTACACAAGTGATTCAAGATGTAAAAGATATATCTAAAATATTTACAGAATTTTCTAAAACGTTTACTATTCCTGCAACAGCAGAAAACAATAAACTATTCAAACATTATTACAATTACGATATTGATGGTGGCTTCGATGCACGTATAAAAATAAACGCATACATAGAAATAGATGCAGTTAGGTTTAATACAGGTAAAGTGAAGTTAGAAGGAGTTGATTTAAAGGACAATAAACCTTATGCGTATAGAATTACATACTTTGGAAATACTGTTAACTTAAAAGACCTTATAGGTGAAGATAAATTAAACGCTTTAGACTTATCAACTTATAATTTAACATATAATAGTTCAAATATATTAACATCACTACAAGCAAATCCAAGTTCAGTTGATATAGTTGCACCATTTATTTCACACACAAATAGATATTATTACGATAGTAGTTCAGGACACGCTGAAAATGATAATAATTTATATTATCAAAGTGGTAGTGGTCATCATCACGGATTGTTATGGAGTGATTTAAAGTACGCTATTCGCTTAAATAATATTATACAAGCAATTGCAACTAAATACGGATTAACTTTTAGTACAGACTTTTTTAATAGTTCTAATTTAGATTACTATAATTTATTTTTATGGTTACATAGAAGTAAAGGTGATGTTCAAGGAGTAGATGCGGGAATTAGACCACCAACATTAATTACAACTTGGGATTTTGGAACTACACTATCTGTAGATACTGCATTTGATTCAGTTGCTGATGTAACTATAACTCCCGCTTCTGCAGGTGATTATAAATTTATTATTTATAGAAATGGTGCTTTATGGTATCAAAGTAATACATTAAATGGAACACAAACAAATTTAGCCATTGCTAACTTAACTGAAGTTGGAGATTACACATTTTACATACAAAGTCAAACTACTCTTACTATTAACTCAGTTAGAATTAATTTAGGGTATTTAGCAGATGATGGGGCAGGTGGAACTGAAACAAGATATACTACCTATGATGCTTCAATTTTTAATACAAACAATGCATTTATATTTGATATTGCACAACAAACTCCTGAAATAAAAGTAATAGACTTCTTAACAGGTATTTTTAAAATGTTTAATTTAACTGCTTATTTAGAAAATGGAATTGTAGTAGTAAAAACATTAAACGATTTTTATGCGACTTCTAATGTTTACGATATTACGGAATACATAACTACAGATACAAAATCTGTAAATGTTGCTTTACCATTCAAACAAGTTGAATTTGGTTATGAAGATACTAAACAACTTTTAGCTTTAAAACATAATCAACAATATAACTACGAATGGGGAACAGAATTGTTTAATGAATCATCTGAAATAGATGGTGAAATATACAAAGTAACTTTACCATTTTCACATTTTAAATATGAAAGATTATACGATATTAATGGTAACGTTTTAAAGAACATACAATGGGGTTATTCTGCAACTGATAATTTCAATGCAGCTACAGGTAACTATGAATCATCACTTTGTAAACCATTGTTGTTTTATCCAATATTGCAAACAGGTATTAGTATGTCATTTAGACCAACTACTTCTACACACGAACAAATTACTTCTTATATATTACCTTCTAATAGTAGAAGTTTAAGTTCAGGGACAAGCACAAGCAATATTAATTTTAAAGCTGAATTAAACGAATGGACAGGAACAAATAACTTTACAGGTACTTTATTTGATTTATATTATAAAGACTACATAATGAGTGTGTTCAATCCTAAAAATAGATTAACTACTTTAAAAGCGTATTTACCATTATCAGTTTTGTTAAACTTTAAATTAAACGATAGAATGAAAATTGTAGATAGATTATTTATAATTAATAAGATAACAACAAATTTAACAACAGGTGAAAGCACCCTTGAATTATTAAATGAATTATGATAAAAAACATTTTAGAATTATTAGCTCTTCAACCACATTACGGGCAAAGTGAATCAATAGAAATAGCAAAAGGAAAATATAAATTAGTAACCTCTTGGAGACAAGGCTTTGAACAAGTAAAAAGACAATGGAAAATAAAATAATAAATCTTCAAGTTAATGATAATATTAACAATACTGAAAATTCAGTTAAATCATTAAAGGCTCAATTACGTGAAGCACAAAATGAAGTTAATACATTATCTGATAAATTTGGGGCAACGTCAAGAGAGGCTGTACAAGCAGCTAAACAAGCAGCAATTTTAAAAGACAGAATAGGCGATGCAAAAGCATTAACTGATGCGTTCAATCCTGATGCTAAATTTCGTGCTTTAACAAGCTCTTTATCAGGTGTTACAGGTGGGTTTGCTGCTCTTCAAGGTGGTATGGCTTTATTTGGGCAAGAATCCGATGATGTTCAAAAGACTTTACTGAAGGTTCAATCCGCTATGGCACTTTCACAAGGTATTCAATCTGTTGGCGAAAGTGTAGATTCATTTAAACAATTAGGTGCTGTAATTAAAAACACATCCGTAGCACAAGGTCTATTAACTGCGGCAACTGCTACTCAAAACTTTGTAATGGGTGCAGCCACTACAGGCTTAAAGCTATTTAGAGGTGCTTTAATAAGTACAGGAATAGGTGCTTTAGTTGTAGGAGTTGGTTTATTAATATCAAACTTTGATAAAGTAAAAACCGTTATTTTAAATTTAATTCCGGGACTTGCAAATGTAGGAAAATTTATTGGCGGAATAGTTGATTCAATAACTGATTTTGTAGGTGCTACTTCGGATGCTTCACGTGCTTTAGATAAACTTAAAAAAGATGCGGATAATACGCTCGCAGTCAATAAAAAGTTTATGCAAGAACACGGCGACCAAGTTGATGAATATACTAAAAAGAAAATAGAGGCTAAAAATGCTTATGCTAATGCAGTAAAAGAAGACGGTGCAGACCAAGTTGCACTTGCTAAAAAATTAAATAGAGAATTAGCTGCCATTGAATTTTCGCGTGGTGATGAAAAAAGAAAAAAGCAAAAAGAGGCAGACGATAAAGCTGAACAATTAGAAAAAGATAGGGTTGCTAAAATATTGGAACAACGCAAAAAAGATTTACAGCCTTTAGAAAATGAATTGACTCCCGCTGCAAGAATGTCAGAAGCATCTTTAAAAGTAATATCTGCAAATCAATTGCAAGAAACTTTAATGGCGCAAGATCACTCAAAAGCAAACATTGAAATAGCAAAATTAACAGCAGACGCTAAAATTGAACAAGCTCAAAGAGGAGCAGCATTATTAAGTAATATTTCAGACTTAATGGGTAAAGACACAGCGGCAGGTAAAGCAGCAGCGGTAGCATCTACAATAATAAATACTTATGCTTCGGCACAAGCAGCCTTTTTAAATGCGCAAAAGAATCCAATATCTATACTTGGTCCTGCTTATCCTTATATATCTGCAGGTTTAGCTATTGCAGGTGGTTTGAAAAATGTACAAGCAATATTATCTGTTCCTACTCCAAGTGGTGGTGGGGGTGGTTCTGCCCCAAGTGGTTCAGCGGGTATGGGTTCAGGTCCATCTGCTCCACAATTTAATGTTGTAGGTGCAAGTTCTACAAGTCAATTAGCTCAAACAATAGGAACACAACAAAACACTCCTGTACAAGCTTATGTAGTATCAAACGATGTTACAACCGCACAAGCATTGAATAGAAATATTATACGAGGAGCAAGTTTATAGTAATTAAAACAAAACAAAATTTAATTTATTTTAATAATATGAAGATAATAGAACTAATAATAGACGAAAACGAGCAACTATCAGGAGTGGATGCGGTTTCAATAGTAGAATTTCCTGCAATAGAGTCCAATTTTATTTCATTGAATAAACAATTAGCACTTGCTAAAGTTGATGATGAAAAACGTATCTTAATGGGTGCGGCTTTAATTCCTAATAAGCAAATTTACAGAAGAAATGGAGAAGATGAATATTACATTTTCTTTTCACCTGAAACTGTACGTAAAGCAAGTGAATTGTTTTTAATGAATTCAAATCAAAACAATGCTACATTAGAGCACGAAAAAGAATTAAAAGATTTGAGCATTGTAGAAAGTTGGATAGTAGAAGATACTGATATGGATAAATCTAAAAAATATGGTTTAGATGCTCCTGTAGGTTCTTGGATGGTTTCAATGAAAGTAAACAATGATGCTATTTGGAATGACTTTGTAAAAACAGGTAAGGTTAAAGGATTTTCAATTGAAGGATATTTTTCAGATAAATTAGAAATGTCTTTGCAACAAGAAAAAGAATTAGAGTTAGTAAATAAAATAAAAGATATTATTTTAAATAACGAAAAAAAAAACACTAATTTAAAATCTTATACTGACTATCCAAAGCAAGCGTCAGAAAATGCTAAGATAGCTTTACGTTGGGCAAAACAAAACGGTTGGGGCAGTTGTGGAACTCCTGTTGGAAAAGCAAGAGCAAACCAATTAGCAAATAGAGAACCAATTTCAGAAGACACAATTGCACGTATGGCTTCATTTGAAAGGCAAAGACAAAATTCAGATCGGCCATTAGGAGAAGGATGTGGCCGTTTGATGTGGTTAGCTTGGGGTGGTGATGCCGGTGTTGAGTGGGCAAGTAGAAAACTAAAACAAATAAGAAATAAATAATGTTAAACTTTTTAAATAAAATTATGGGGAATAAAACAAGTTCACCTAAAGGTGGAAAAAGAGGATGTCTTTGTAAAGATAATACTTATAGTGCAGAATGTTGTCAAGGTGAATTATCACAGCAAGGTGTTGGAGCAACAGTAGCTCAACAATCAAGTACAATTACAAATACAAATGCACCAAGAACTATTGTTACAAATAACGGCTAATTTATAACGAAAACAAATAATAATAATTTAACTAATAAATACTTATTAATATGAATGTAATCAATGAAATTAAAACTCTTTTGGGTATGGATGTAAATCTTGCTCAAATGAAACTAATGGATGGTGTTACTGTTTTAGAGGCAGATGCTTTTGAAATGGACAATGCTGTTTTTATCGTTAATGGTGAGGAAAAGATTCCTGTGCCTGTTGGAGAATACGAATTAGAAGACGGTATGGTTTTAGTAGTATCTGTTGAGGGTGTTATTGCTGAAATTAAAGAAGCTATGGTAGAAATGCCTGAAGCTGAAGAGCCTGAAGCTGAAGTAGAGGTTGTTGTTGAAGCACAAGCTGAAGCAGCTACTCCAAAAAGAATTGTTGAATCAGTTTCAAAAGAAATGTTTTTTGCAGAAATTGAAAAATTAAGAACTGAAATTTCTGAATTAAAATCAGTAAAAGAAGTTGTTAAAGAAGAATTAAGTTCAGATGTAGTTGTTGAACCATTAACACACTCACCTGAAGTTAAAAACGAAGTTAAACTAAATAAATTTTCACCTAATCGCCCAATGACTACTCAAGACAGAGTTATGGCTAAACTATTTAATTAATATAATATGGCTACTACTACAAGTATTACAACAACTTACGCAGGTGAGTTTGCAGGAAAATATCTTTCTGCTGCATTATTATCAGGTTCTACTATTGCAAATGGTGGAATTGAAGTAATGCCAAACGTTAAATTCAAATCTGTTATCCAAAAAATCGCTACTGATGCAATCGTTAAAGATGCAACTTGTGATTTCGATGCAACTTCTACAGTTACTTTAACTGAGAAAGTTTTATTAGCAGAAGAATTTCAAGTAAATTTACAACTTTGTAAAAAAGATTTTCACTCTACTTGGCAATCAGTTGAGATGGGATTCAGTTCTTTTGATTCTTTACCTACATCATTTGCTGATTTCTTGATTTCTCACGTAGCTGCTAAAGTTGCTGAAAAAACTGAACAAAACATTTGGAGAGGTGCTACAGCTAATGCAGGTGAATTCAATGGATTTACTGCTTTATTAACTGCTGATGCAGGATTACCTGCTGCACAAGAGGTTGCGGGAACTACTGTAACTGCTGCTAACGTAATCACTGAACTTGGAAAAATTGTTGATGCAATTCCTGCTAAACTTTACGGAAAAGAAGATTTGTATATCTACGTTTCTCAAAACATCGCTCGTGCTTACGTTCGTGCTTTAGGTGGATTTGGTGCTTCAGGTTTAGGAGCTAACGGATCTAACGCTCAAGGCACACAATGGTACAACAACGGATCACTTTCTTTTGACGGTGTTAAAATCTTTGTTGCAAACGGATTAGCAAATAACATCGCAATCGCTGCTGAAAAATCAAACTTATTCTTCGGAACAGGTTTATTAAATGACCAAAATGAGGTTCGCGTGATTGATATGGCTGACATTGACGGATCACAAAATGTAAGAGTAATTATGAGATTTACTGCAGGTGTTCAATACGCTATTGTAGAAGATATTTGTACATACGGAATTACAAACGCTGCTAACTAATAACAAGTTAGTTTATATAAATAAGGGGAGGTAAAATGCCTTCCCTTTTTTTTAACTTTTAAAAAATAAGACTATGCCTTGT